AAAAAAGAAGAGCTCGAAGCGTTGGTTAACGCTAACCGAGTTTACAGAGACCTAAAATTTAATCTAGCAGACATCGAGATGAGCGTTCGTCGTTTAGGCGAGCAGAAAGAACTCACGATGCAGCAACTTGAAGTTGCGGCAGGAAAGCTCACACAAGAGCAGCAATCCATCTTTGAAAAGTATGGCGATGTCAGTGTAAACCTACAAACAGGTGAGTATAATTAGAAAAATTTCCATTGGCCCTGACTACATGAAGTGCATGCACTACATGGTAGGTCAGTCTATCCTAGATAAAACGTGGGAGATTAACACCATCCGTAAGGAGGATGATGGATCTATCTGCGTTTGGATTATCAAGGAAAAAGAGATTATTAAATGGAAATCATTCTCTAATGCAATGCCCATTGCAATAGAATACAAAATAGATTACTAATGAAATCACCATACTGCTTCATCATCAAACCAGTTGGTCAGAGGCGGTACGATAACATAAGGAAGTTTGGAGATACAGACTTCTATATCAGCTCATCTCAAGAAGACCACAAGACATCTAACCGCCACGCAGTGGTGGTATCAGTCCCTATTTACTACAACGGCCCGGTTCAACCAGGTGACACTGTTGTAGTTCACCACAATGTGTTCAAGTACTACAACGACATGAAGGGGCGTCAGAAAAGTAGTTGGAACTATATCATGGACGATTTGTTTTTAGCTGAGCTAGATCAGGTCTATCTTTACAAGAGAGATGCCGATTGGCAGGCTGTTGATCCGTTTATCTTTATCAGACCAATACCAACTGAGGATAAGTTAATTAGCTCTACGGGAGCACATGAGGCACTGTGGGGTGAGGTTGTTTATAAAACAAACACCATCCCCAACGTAAACGTTGGTGACACAGTCTCATTCACACCTGACAGCGAATATGAATTTATAATAGATGGTGAGACAATCTATCGAATGTATAACAAGAACATATGTCTAAAAAGGGAGAAATAGTAGAGGCTGCTAAGCAGGCTATCGATGAGTTGATCAAGGTGCTAAAGTCACCTATCATCACTCACGCTGAGGACGACATATCGGCCGATAAGATGAAGAACGCAGCGTCAGCTAAGCGTTTGGCATTTGAGGATGCCATGTATATGCTCAACAAGATCGAAGAGGAGGAGAATAAGGCTGCAGAGGGGCCAATAGTAGAAGTTACACTCGGCAAATCAGGTTTCGCAGAAGGAAGAGCAAGACATGGAAAATAAGCTGTACTCCATAGTAACTGACTACGTCAACAAGACTGCTCTTAATACTAAGAACAATAAAAAGTCATGGGACTATGGTTACAATAAGGAGTATGACCTAATTGTTATATCTAAAGACGGAACCATTGGTGAAATCTATGAGATAAATGGCTTAAAGGTTGCTTTGCCATCTACTCCTAAAGTAGTAGAGAACAGAGGCAACAGATGGCAACCAATAGACTATCCAGCCGAGCTACAGAAAATCAAGTCAATATTTGATTGGAACCGAAGAGACAATGCGTTCAAGCTGAAGTACGTCGACATGATCGAGACTGAGTTTGAGAGGCGTGAGCAAGGCTTTTGGTTTATCAACAATGGTAATCCAACCTACATGACTGGTACACACTACATGTACCTTCAGTGGACCAAGATTGACATTGGTCTGCCTGACTTCCGTGAGTCCAACCGGATCTTCTACATATTTTGGGAGGCATGTAAGGCAGACAGCCGAGCGTTTGGCATGTGCTACCTAAAGAACCGTCGTTCAGGTTTCTCATTCATGTCGTCTGCAGAGACGTCAAATACAGGTACAATTGTCAGAGATGCTCGCCTTGGTATTCTATCCAAGACCGGATCGGATGCCAAGAAGATGTTTACCGACAAGGTTGTGCCAATTGTAAGAAATTATCCCTTCTTTTTCAAGCCGATCCAAGACGGTATGGACAACCCGAAGACGGAGTTGGCATTCCGTGTTCCTGCGAGTAAGATTACGCGCAAGAATATGGATGAGGAGCGCGATGATGATATAGAAGGGTTAGATACTACCATCGACTGGAAAAACACCGCAGACAACAGCTATGACGGTGAAAAGCTGCTTTTACTTGTACACGACGAGAGTGGTAAGTGGGAGAAGCCTGAAAACATTCTAAATAACTGGCGCGTAACCAAGACTTGTTTACGTTTGGGTAGTCGTATTATTGGTAAGTGCATGATGGGCTCCACGTCCAACGCACTTAGTAAAGGTGGTGAGAATTTCAAGAAGCTGTTCTACGACAGCGACCCAACCAAGCGATCTGCCAATGGCCAAACCAAGTCAGGGCTTTACTCTTTGTTCATCCCAATGGAGTGGAACATGGAGGGCTTTATTGACGAGTATGGATGGCCAGTGTTTGATGACCCGAAGAAACCTATTATGGGTATCGATGGTGAGGAGATTACCATGGGTGTCATAACCTATTGGAATAATGAGGTGGCTGCAATGAAGTCAGACTCAGACGCACTCAACGAATACTACCGTCAGTTCCCTAGAACAGAGTCGCATGCTTTCCGTGATGAGAGTAAGTCGTCTCTATTCAACTTAACTAAGATATACCAACAGATTGACTACAACGATGCGATGATTAAAGATCGCGTCCTAACAACTGGCTACTTCCATTGGAAGAACGGCGAGAAGGATACTGAGGTTATTTGGACGCCTGATCCGAAAGGTAGGTTTATTGTTTCGTGGATTCCTGACGCTAAGATGCGCAACAATGTCGTCAAGAAGGACGGCAAGTTCTATCCTGGCAATAAAGACATTGGCGTGTTTGGGTGTGACCCTTATGACATCTCAGGTGTAGTTGGGGGTGGTGGATCTGCCGGCGCATTGCATGGCATTACCAACTTTCACATGGAAAGCGCGCCAACCAATCACTTCTTCTTGGAGTATATTGCTCGTCCACAGACCGCTGAGATATTTTTTGAGGATGTATTGATGGCTTGTTTTTTCTACGGAATGCCTATACTTGTAGAGAACAACAAACAGCGACTATTGTACCACTTTAAGAACAGAGGGTATCGTCCATTCTCAATGAACAGGCCCGACAAACATACGTCTAAGCTATCAAAGACTGAGCTTGAACTAGGCGGTATTCCCAACTCTAGTGAGGACGTAAAGCACGCGCATGCTAATAGTATCAACACTTACATCGAGGAATATGTTGGTATTGATGCGGAAGGAAACTACAGAGAAAAAGAGTCTATGGGTGACATGTATTTTACGAGAACGTTAAATGACTGGGCCCGATTTGATATTAATAACCGAACCAAACACGATGCCTCGATTAGTTCAGGATTGGCATTAATGGCATCAAGAAGACACCTATTTATACCTGTTAAACAGGAATCTAAAATAAGTGTTAAATTTGTAAGATATAAGAATACTGGCATAAGAAGCGAAATTATCGAATAATGGATAAACCATCAGTTGTTATCTCCTCATTACCCTTTCCGGACCAAATGGCGCCAGATGAAGTCAAGGCGACATATGAGTACGGATTAAAGGTAGGAAAAGCCATCGAAGGGGAGTGGTTTAAGAGGAAGTCTAATTCAAGCAGATTTTATCAGCAGTGGGGTGAATTCCACCGCCTGAGACTATATGCCCGTGGAGAACAGCCTGTACAAAAGTACAAGGACGAGATCGCTGTTAATGGCGACATATCAATGCTTAACTTGGATTGGACTCCGGTTCCAATCATACCTAAGTTTGTTGACGTTGTTGTCAATGGAATGCTAGACAGACCATACACCATTAAGGCTGAGGCTCAGGACGTTCTATCTGCTGAGAAGAAGAACGTGTTCCAGGATATGATCGAGGCTGACATGGTAGCCAAGGACTTCTTAACGATGACCAAGGAAACACTTGGAATTGACGCGTTCAACGTAAATCCAGATGAGCTGCCTGCAAATGATCAGGAGCTTTCTCTGTACATGCAGATGAACTACAAGCCATCCATTGAGATTGCTGAAGAGATTGCCATCAACACACTTCTCAAGATGAATGACTATGAAGATGTGTTGAGAGACTATTACTACGACGTAGCCACGATAGGACTTGGTGTTGCTAAACATGAGTTTCTTATCAACGATGGCGTTAAGGTTGAGTATGTAGACCCAGCAAACTGGATCCACAGCTATACTGAAAAGAGTGACTTCTCTGATTGCTTCTACTTCGGAGAGGTTAAGCAAGTTCACTACACTGAGCTGCTTAAAATGAATCCAAACCTTACTGACGAGGAGCTTACTGAGATTAAGAACGCAGGTTCAGCTTGGTATGACTACTTCCCTATAATTCGTAACTACCAAGACGACGCATTCTTAAATGAGGTTGTGACGTTGCTGTACTTTAATTATAAGACTCACAAGAAGTTTGTTTGGAAAAAGAAATTACTTGAAAACGGAGGAGAGCGAGTGATCCGTAAGGATGACAACTTTAACCCACCACCAAACGAAATGTTTGAGGTAGTTGAAGCCGTTCGCGACGTTTGGTATGAAGGTGTGTTGGTCGGTGGATCAAACATCATCATTAAGTGGGAGATGATGAAGAACATGGTTCGTCCTAAGTCTGCATCACAGAAAGCACTTCCAAACTACATTGCTTACGCTCCACGTTACTATAAAGGAAATATTGAGTCACTCGTTCGTCGAATGATTCCATTTGCCGATCAGATCCAATTGACTCACTTGAAGCTACAGCAAGTTATGGCTCGCGTAGTTCCTGATGGTGTGTTCATTGATGCTGATGGTATTAATGAGGTAGACCTTGGAACAGGTGCCGCATACAACCCTGAGGATGCGCTCAATCTATACTTCCAAACAGGTAGTGTGATTGGACGTAGCTACACACAAGACGGTGAGTTCAACAACGCGCGTATTCCAATTCAAGAGCTTAACTCAAATAGTGGCCAAGCTAAGATGGCTGCCCTTATCGGCAACTACAACCACTACTTGAATATGATCCGCGATGTGACGGGTGTAAACGAGGTGCGTGATGCATCAACACCACACCCAGATGCTTTGGTTGGTGTTCAGAAGCTTGCAGCGCTAAACTCAAACACAGCTACTCGCCACATCTTAGAAGCTGGTCTTAATGTCACTAAAAGAGTTGCTGAGTGCTTATCTATCCGCGTTGCTGACATACTTGAGTATGCTGACTTCGCTGAGGAGTTTGCTATGCAGATTGGCAAGTACAACATGGCGATACTTGAAGACGTTAAGGATCTATACCTACACGACTTTGGTATCTTTATTGAGATTGCCCCAGATGAAGAGCAGAAGGCTCAGCTCGAGCAGAACATTCAGATGGCGTTACAGCAGCAGACAATTGACCTAGAGGATGCAATTGACATTCGCATGATCAACAACATTAAGCTTGCAAACGAGATGCTTAAGATGAAACGTCGTAAGCGTATGGAGCAGAAGCAGAAAGAGAAAGAGATGGAGTTCCAAATGCAGATGCAGACAAACATCCAATCTTCTCAAGCAGCTGCTGAAGCTAAGGCACAGGTCATCCAATTGGAAGGCCAAACAAAAGCTCAAATCAAGCAGATGGAAGTTCAAGGCGACATTCAGAAGATGCAGGCAGAAGCCGAGCTCAAGAAAGAGCTAATGGCTATTGAGTTCCAATACAACATGCAGTTGAACGGAATGCAGATGCAGACATTAAAAGATCGTGAAACTGAGAAGGAGAAGGCGAAAGATAAACGAGTCGACCTACAGGCCACTCGTCAGTCTGAGCTAATCAACCAACGACAAAACAACCTACCACCTCAAAACTTTGAGAGTACTGAAGACTCACTTGATGGCTTCGATTTAGAAGCGTTTGGACCTAAATAATGGCATATATAGAACATAACTTCTTCCCTTTGAAAGTATTCGTTAGAAATGAATACATGTATCAACATCAAAAAGGACAAGGAGAGTTTACACCTGGCGTTATAATGTCAGTTAGATGCATGCCTGGTCAGGCTGCACTATTCCAAGTTCTATTAGAGAACGGAGTAATGCGCGATAAGTTACCAAGCCATGCGTTATTAACTAAGCCCGAGCTACCTGATCCAGATCTACCATTCCACTTCTTACAGATATGGAACTGCTTCTCATACAACTTTACGTTACTACACCTATCTTATGTGTATGACACAAAAGTTGAGGTTTACATGAAAGACCATAAGTTCTATCCGGGTAGTTACTATGCCACCATCAACTGGGGAGCGAATGACTTAAATACTGATCTATCATTAGCAGAGGATGCACTAGAGCATAAGAGTCATCACATCATTTTACTTGACAATGGTCAAATAGCACTACAGCCAAACAACCGCATTAAGTGGTCTGAGCCATCATTTGTTACAAAGCCTTTTCCAGAGCGCCCTGACTATCTAGTGAATACAGACTACTACAACTGCGAGAGCTTTGATAAGTGGCACACAGAAGATTCTGATCGTATGTTCTACGATAATGAATAAATAAAATAATTATTAACTTTGTCAAAATTAAATTAAATGGAAGGTGAATTTAAAGTAAGAGCTGTAGAATTCGAAGAGAAGTCTATGGCTGAAAAAGAAGCAGCGCTTCTTGAAGGATTAGAGGATCACTCTGGTGATAATGATACCATCAAGGTAGACTTGACGGAAGGTCAACCAGCTGCTGAGCCAATAGTAGATAATAACCCACCACAAGAGGTGGATTTAGATGATAATAAAGTTCTTTCATATCTAGGTAAAAGATGGAACAAAGAGATCACATCTTTAGATGAGTTAGTTGAGCAGCGAGCACAAGCTGAAGAACTACCTGAAGATGTCTCTGCGTTTCTAAAGTATAAGAAAGATACTGGGCGTGGTATTGAAGACTTCATGAAGTTGAATGTCGACTACAGCGCCATGGATGAAGATTCTTTGCTTTACCAATACCACAAAGAACAGAACCCAGAGCTTGATGCTGATGAGGTGAAGTTTGAGCTCGAGTCTAAGTATTCATATGATGAGGACTTTGATGATGACAAGCACATTAAAAAGGTAAAGCTAGAACGTAAAAAAGAGCTGACTAAGGCTCGTGACTACTTTAATAAACTAAAAGAACAGTATAAAGCTCCGCTTGAGTCAAGGGATGCTTTTGTTCCAGCAGAAGAAAAAGAAGCTTACGAATCTTACAAGCAATATAAACAAGCCGCAACTAGCGAGCAAGAGGAACAAACGAAGCGGTCTCAGTATTTTGCTGACAAGACTAGTGAGTTGTTTTCAGATAAGTTTGAAGGTTTCAAATTTGCAATTGACGAAGACAAAGCACTAACCTATAAACCAGCAGAAGCTAAGTCACTTCTTGAGGAGCAGTCTTCACTAAAGAACTTTGTAAATAAGTTCCTAAATGAAGAGGGTTACCTAAAGGATGCTGAGTTATTCCATCGAGCAATAGCGATTGCTTCGAACCCTGATAAGTTTGCGAAGTTCTTCTATGAGAAAGGAATGGCAGACACAGTTGATACAGTCTCTAAGGAGTCAAAGAATATCGACATGGTGCGCCAATCTACTCAGGTGACTAAGAAAACTGAAGGTGGTTTCCAGGTAAGAGCTGTAGAGCCTAGTTACGGTAACAGATTAGTTATTAAACAAAAACCTAAAAACTAGAAAAAATGGCTGGTACATTAGCTGTATCTCCGGGTCCATTGTTGACCCCGAGTGCTGTAAAGGCAACATTGCCTACAAACTACATCACAAATTTTGATTTCTTGAATCAATATTTGCCTGACACTTACGAGCAAGAATTTGAGCGTTACGGTAACCGTTCAATTGCATCTTTCTTGCGTATGGTAGGTGCAGAACTTCCTACTAACTCTGACCTCATTAAATGGGCAGAACAAGGTCGTCTTCACACGAAGTACACTGGATTGACTTATGGTTCATTAGGAACACCTGCTGCTGGTCAGCAAGTATTTACACTTCCTTCAGGAACTTGTAATTTCCGTAATGGCCAAACTGTATTTCTTTCATCTGAAAGTAATTCAGCTCAATCCGCAAAAGGCGTTATCGTAGATGTAACTTCAAATACATTTACTGTTGCTTACTATTCTGCATTTGGATCAACTCCATTTACATCTGGTACTGTTACTGCATTTGTATATGGTTCTGAATTCAAAAAAGGAACTAGTGGTATGGATGGTTCATTAGAATCACAGGATCTTTTCTTCGACAACAAGCCTATTATCATTAAAGATACATATCGTGTATCTGGTTCTGACATGGCTCAAGTTGGTTGGGTTGAGGTTACTACTGAAAATGGTGCTACTGGTTACTACTGGTATATGAAGTCTGAGCACGAAACTCGTTTACGTTTTGAGGACTACCTCGAAATGGCAATGGTTGAAGGCGTTCCTGCTGCTTCTAACTCAGGTGCCGCTACTGCCCTTGGTGTTACTTCTCCAACACCACCTGCAACTACAGGTGCTGGTACTCAAGGTATGTTCAATGCCATTGAAAGCCGTGGTAATGTTTGGTCTGGTGGTAACCCATCTTCTTTAGGTGACTTCGATACAATCGTACAACGTCTTGACAAGCAAGGTGCTATCGCTGAGAACGTATTGTTCTTAAACCGTCAGTTCTCTTTCGACATCGACGATATGTTGGCTGCTCAGAACTCTTACGGTGCTGGTGGTACTTCTTATGGTTTGTTTGACAACAGCGAAGAAATGGCCCTTAACCTTGGTTTCTCTGGATTCCGTCGTGGTTATGAGTTCTACAAGACTGATTGGAAATACCTTAACGACGCAACTCTCCGCGGTGGTATCGTTGGTGGTGCTGTTAATGGTGTTTTGGTTCCTGCTGGTACAATGAGCGTTTACGATCAAGTACTTGGTAAGAATGCAAAACGTCCATTCCTTCACGTTCGTTACCGTGCTTCTGAAGCTGAAAACCGTCGTTACAAAACTTGGATGACTGGTTCAGCTGGTGGTGCACAAACTAGCTCATTAGATGCTATGGAGGTCAACTTCTTGTCAGAGCGTGCGCTTTGTACATTAGGTGCTAACAACTTCTTTATCTTCAAAGGATAAGAAGACTAATAATACGAGAGGGGTTACGGCCCCTCTCTATTTTTTTAATAATTCAAATTATATCAAATGAACAGAGTAAAGCTAGAGCCTAAGGATAGGACTTATTTATTAAATATGCAAGAAGCTCCATTGAGCTATTTTATTGCACACAAAGACACTCCTCGTAAACGTCTTTTGTATTACAATGAAGAGACCAATACGAATCACCCACTTCGCTACGCGCGAAATTCAAAAAGCCCATTTCAAGACGAACAAGATGCTAACGTTATTGTTGAGCCTATTGTATTTGAAGATGGTATTTTAAAAGTTCCAAAGAATAACCCAGTACTTCAAGAATTCTTATATTATCATCCTAATAATGGATCAGAATTTTATGAATTTGACTCAGAAAAAGATGCTCAAGAAGATGTTGAGGAGTTATTCTCTGAGATTGATGCATTACTTTTAGCTCGTGATTTAGCTGACAAAGACTTTAATACTCTTGAGGCAGTAGCTAGATTGGTATTAAGTTCAAATGTAGACAACATGAGCTCTACAGAGATTAAGCGTGACATGATGTTGTTTGCTAAGCGTTATCCACAAGACTTTATGGAGGCTGCGTCTGATCCACTTCTTAAGATCAATAACTTTGCAGCTCGTGCATTTACATCAGGTTACTTTACGTTCCGTGGAAATAAAGACATCCACTTCAACCTAAAAGACAACAAGAAACGTTTAATAACTGTTCCATTTGGACATGATCATATTCACGCGCTTGCATCATATCTGCAATCAGATGAAGGCTTAGAGCTATACAAATTTCTTGAAGAAAAGTTTTCAGGAAATGATTAAGATTTTATATGGTAGTAACAAATAATATTATATATTTGCTACTTCTAATTTAGTCATTGGAAACAGAAGTAATGGGATATCAGGTAAGATCGATATCCCTTTATTTTTTTTGATTAACTTTGAGCATTGTTTAACCCATTAAATTTTTAGAAAATGGAAAAGTTTTTATCTATCCCGGTTACCAGTGCTGGTAATCAATTGGTTGCAGTAACTAATGTTATTTTAGTTGATGCTGCTTCCGCTACTGCCACTGCTACTGCAATTACTTATGCTGGTGGTAAAGTTGTTACATTGACTCATGCTGCTCAAGTTGCATTTAGTATGCGCGATGCAATCCAAAATGGAATTGCTAATGCATTACAAACATCTTGGACTAACCCAGTCTATGAAATTACTGTCCCACAAGCAGTAAGTGATATTGCCGTAGCTTAATCTAAAGCTAACTACTACTAAAGGGCACTTCTAATGGAGTGCCTTTTTTTATTTATCTTTGTACAAAAGCAGTCAGATGATCAATGACGTTCGAAATACAGTACTCTCTATAATCAGCAAGGATAACCGTGGCTTTATTACGCCATTGGAATTTAATCAATTTGCCAAACAAGCACAGCTTGAGATTTTTGGTCAGTACATGTTTAATTACAGCAATGCAATCAATAAGCAGAATGCTAGAATGCATGGAGAAGGATATACAGATATTCCTAAGAATATGGCCGAAGTCATAGATTCATTCTCTGTTTTTTCGCCACTACCATATAATGGCATTACAAGTAGATTTACATTGCCTAATGATTACTTCTTCTTAGATAAAGTAATCTATAATAATAACACAGAGGTAGAGAAGGTTAGTCATCGTAAGATATTAAACCTAGTAAACTCAAACCTAACTGCTCCTACTGCTGCATATCCAGTATACACAATGGATCAGAGTGGAATTATTGTATATCCAACAGCAATAGCACCTCCGCCGCCTTATGCATCTACATCTATAGCGGCACAATATTTAAGATACCCAAGAGACCCGCAATGGACTTATTTAGTTGATGCATTTGGTGATCCGTTCTTTAATCCAAGTGACTCGAATTACGTTGACTTTGAATTACCGCTTGATGACTTTGCTAACTTGGTTATCAAGATCCTCGAATACTCTGGTATATCAATTGGAGATAAAGATGTCGTAGCAGCAGCTAAGGCAGAAGAAGTACAAGACATTCAACAAAAACAATAATGGCATATATTACTAACTATCAGTACTATACCAACAATGGTAACATTCCTGAGGACGCCAATTGGGGGTCTTATCAGTACGTCAGTTTGGCTTACATAGTGAACAACTTTATATTGAATTATGTTGGCAATGACAAGTTGGTAAATAATGTCGACCGATATACTGTTCTTTTTCACGCAAAAAGAGCCATCCAAGAACTTAACTACGACGCGCTTAGAAATATCAAAGTGCTTGAGTTTGAGCTTGGTGATCAATTAAAGATGGTATTGCCGCCTGACTACGTGAACTATGCAAGGATATCAATGCTCCGAAATGGTGTAATGTATCCACTTACAGAGTCTCGTCAGAGCATCACAGCTACAGCGTATCTCCAAGACAACAATGGTGACATTGTATTTGACTCAAATGGTGAGGTAGTTATTGGTGAGGCTAAGCTAGACATACTACGTCAACAGAATCAATTATACGTAGGCCCTGGCCCATACTACAACCAATGGGGTTGGGAGTATGAAGGAGAGTGGTACTTTGGATATCCTATCGCTAATAACTTTGGTTTAGAGACAGCTGATGCAAATATAAACCCAAGGTTCTTTGTAAATAAAGCAGCTGGTGTTATTGACTTCACGTCTGGTGTTCAGTACGCATATATTGTACTTGAATACATTTCAGATGGCATGGAGAACGGTGACGATTCTCTTATCACAATCAACAAGCTTGCTGAGGAATACGTTTACGCTTACTTGAAATATGCACTATTAAACAATAAGTTTGGTGTGCAGGAATACATTGTAAATAGAGTTAAGAAAGAAAAGACAGCTCTACTTAGAAATACTAAGATTAGATTAAGCAACATGCATCCTGGTCGACTTCTTATGGCTATGCGAGGTAAGGATAAATGGATTAAATAGATGGAGTTTCAAAGAACATTTCTTGCCGGTAGGATGAACAAAGATCTCGACGAGAGATTGGTACCGGATGGCGAATACCGTGATGCGCTCAATATTACTATTGACACATCTGAGGGATCAAATATTGGTGCCGTTCAGAATGCCTTAGGTAATACATTAAAGACAAATATTGCGGCTATTCTTTCTGCATATCAAGTACCCACACCTGTAAATGCTGTTGCTATTGGAGCTCTTTCAGTTGAGGCTGAGAATCTTCTTTATTGGTTTGTGAAGGCTGATAACTTTGAGGGTATATTTGAGCACAACCAAGTTACGAACACATCATTGTTAGTATTAGGTAGTACCACTAATCAACTTGGATTTGATGCTAACTACCTAATTACAGGAGTTAACTACGTTACCGACGGTAATGGCGGAGGGCTTCTTATTTGGAATGACAATTTAAACCCACCTAGAAAGATTAACATCAATAGATGCAAGACTTATAGTGTTGATGATCCTAGGATTGATGATGACATAAACTTAATTGTTGCGCCTCCCCTTAACTCTCCATTCATATCGTTAAGCACACAGACAACATCAAGCTCTAATCCCAACAACATTGAGGATAAATTCGTTTACTTTAGCTATCGATATAAATATTTAGACAATGAATACTCTTCAATGTCTCCACTTTCTGCTGCCGCATTTAATCCAAAGATGTTGCAAATTGATACAGAGACTGGTGACAATAAGGGAATGCTCAATCAATTTAACCAAGTGCAGGTTACATTTGAGACTGGTAATGAGTTTGTAAAAGAGATTCAATTATTGGTTTGGGAGTCTAGGACGTTAAACGTAAAAATAGTTGAGACATTAAATAAAGAAGAACTAAGTATACCAGATAACTCTGATTATAGTTTTTACTTTATGAATAACAAGACCTATGCAGCTCTTTCTTCTGATCAGGTTACAAGATTATTTGATAACGTACCAATCAAGGCATTAGCCCAAGACATTATAGGTAGTCGACTAATTATGGGTAACTATACTCAGTTTAGAGATTTAATTGGATACAATACAAATGATTTCATTGACATTGATTACACAGTTAAGTATGTAGATGAACCAATCACGTCTAATCCTAAACAAACTTGGAGAAGTGATCGCGACTACGAGATTGGTATTGCCTACTTAGATGACTATGGTCGAATGACAACCGTATTGACTACTACTAATGACAACTCAGTTAATGACTTATCCAACTCAATATACATACCTTCAGCTAACTCAAGCACAGCAAACTCATTAATTGTTAGCATTAAGAATGAGGCGCCAAAGTGGGCAACCGGATATAGACTATTTGTAAAGCAGTCAAAGACTGAATATTATAATCTATTTCCTATTACATTCTTTAAAAAAGATAACTTCAGATATTTCTTGATTAATGAAGCTGATAGAGATAAGATTAAGGTTAATGGTTACATTATATTTAAGTCTGCTTCTGGATTACCAACCAACTCAAATAAGCAGTTTAAGGTACTTGAACTTGAACAGAAAATAGCTGGATTTATTACAAATGCCCCAGAGGGTTTATATTTTAAAATAAAAGCGGAAGCTGTTGATACATTTTTAGATATTCCTAGTCAAGTTACATTTGCTTTTCAAGGAAGTGGACGTGGTCCTGATAATAATAGTTCAGGACCTCAAACTCCTTCAGTATTACAAAACGGTATTTTTTATATACCTCCACCTATATATTATTCAGCAACAGGTGACACTACATTAGTCAACACAGGCCCTGGAATATCTATAGATCAATTGACATCATCATCATTGTCAGATGTTAGAATTTCTATAGAAATAGTAAGCTCAACTACATTTAGATGGACTACAGATGTGTCACAAAGTTGGTGGTTAGCAAACTTACCAATAAGCACATCTCCAACAACATTAACATCAGGTGATACTAATGTTGTGCTTTCATTCGATGCTTCTTTGGGGTACAATGTAGGAGACAAGTGGGTTATAAATGTAAGGGGAAGCGGTCAATTTAAAGGTACACCATTACCAAATGGAACTGGAGGATATGGGATACCTGACCCTGTATATAACTCATCAGCAACCCCTCCAGGACAATACCTTGCTGGTTATGATCCAAGTATATATGGTGGACATGCTGCCATAAAAGGACCTGGTGCAATTTTTCCTGGAGCTGACATATCTATAAACATATTAAATGATGGAGCTCCTATAAATGGAACTAGTCAAAATGCCTCATCAATGTCATGGGTAGCTGATAAGTACTATAAAGATATAGAAGAGTGGTTTTGGCAGTCAGGTGCTTATGCTTCGTTTAATCAATATACCCAAAGTGGTACAAATGTAAATGCATCTACAGTTATATTTAGAGAAGCTATTGATGTAACTCAAAACTTCAGTACATTCTCATTTACTAGTAATGTAATTGAGATGAATACGGCAAGTTCTGATAAGTGGATGCTTATAAGGGGATTTGGCGAAAATAGCGGAAGTAGTAGGAATGAAATAAAAGTAGATATAAAAGTAAGTCAGACTCCATCTAATTCTAAACTTTCAGCTGAGACAGTTCCTGCCAATGACGATGTGGACATCTACTACGAAATGAGTAGAACATATCCAATTGAAATAGGCAACCACTTGGTGTTATGGAGTTATGATGTATCAACAATTGCGGCAAACACTACGCTTATTCAAAATGGTAAAAAGCATCCGCATTATTTTGATGTTGGACAGTCTGTTTATGTAACAGCTTCAAACATACCTCCTGGCTATTATACCGTACTTGCCACGCCAGATAGATATTCAATAACTATCAATATAGCAGCAGGTTCATCAGCTCCAGGTAAAATATCTAACAGCAATTTAGAGCAAGATCAGTCCGGTGCTTTAAATCAAGCTGTTATTAAGTTGAATAGCACTGACAATAAAAACTCAGACTACAACGCATATTGCTATGGAAATGGTGTTGAGTCCAACCGAATATTAGATGGCTTTAATGAGCCTTGGTTAAAGTATAGTCTACGTGCAAGCGGTGTTATTGAAGACTACGAGCAACAGATAAAAGACACATCGGTTACATACAGTGGCTTGTATCGTTGGGATTCATCAATTAACAGATTAAATGAGTTCAATTTATCTATTGCTAACTTCAAAAACTTAGACAAAAACTTTGGCACTGTCCAAAAACTTTACGCTAGAACAAATGACCTAGTGGTATTACACCAAGATAAAATCACGTCAGTTTTATATGGTAAAAACTTACTTGTTGATGCCGTAGGTGGGGGGTCAGTGGCTTCAGTTCCTGAGGTACTTGGTACGCAGATTGCACTACCTTATGATTTTGGTATATCATCAAATCCAGAGAGCTTTGCTACATGGAGTGATAGAATGTATTTTACCGATGCTAAGAGAGGTGTTGTCTTGCAAATGCAAGGAGACCAAGTAATGCAGATATCTCGAATGGGTATGTCTGACTATTTTAGAGATATAATGATCAGCACTCCAAACATGGCAAAACTTGGTGCATACGATCCATATAACCACAACTACGTCATTGCGTCAACATCTAGAAGAAACACACCTTGCGACATACAAATCAATCCAACAGCTGGTAGTTTCCCATACAATACAGCAGGAGACCTTGAGTATTTGTTTGCATTATCAGGAACAACAAGTTGGTCAATTACATTGATTAATAATGGATTTGGAACCAACTGGGTTGAGCTTCCTCCTTACTGCCAAGCAGGTGTAGGTGCTCAAAATATATATGGAAGAATTCAAAACAACACCACGCTCGCTCAGAGAAGTGTTATTGTTAGAGTTTTTTACTGCAGTACATATGTAGACTACACACTAACTCAAGGACGTGGTCCAAGAACAGATTTTAATATTATAACGTTAGGTAAAGATGAGTTCAAAAACTAAGCAATCATTCAGCTATACAGGTAGTTCAACATATACAATAGATAATGTGGTGTTAAGTGGTGGAGCTATTGCTCTATTCGATACATCTACAGGCATTGGTGGTGTTGGTTATGTTCCATATAATGGATCTGTTGTCACTGTGGTCGCAGGTGATGTCTTGTCTGACTATCGTCAACTAGCACCTACGTTAAGTAATAAACTATACTATTTGGTTTCAGACACTGCATATACAGCAGCTGACAAAACAACAATACTTAGCTTAGCTACCGAAATACCAGTCGTTTATTCAGCAGGCGTGTTTACAGGTCAGTTTACATTCTTGAATCCAAATAACTACGAGTATGTATACTTGTTGTGGGATTATGAGGACAAGATGGACACTGTTGCATCTTATAAAGGCGCTACTGATAGCCGGTCAATCGATATGAATTTTGGCAATAGAATTGGTAGAGCTGGTATTAGTTTTAATACCATTGATCCTGATCAGCCGACTAGATATCAGATTGAATGGAATGGAGATATTGTTGTTGATACCAAGTACGTTGGACTTAACTCATCTTCAAATTACAATGCATTAATAGCTGCAGGAATTCCAGCAGAAGACATTGGCTTAGTCGCTCCATATAATGGCTTAGTTAATAATGGAGTTGGAGCTGTCGAGTTTTACAAGAATTTACAAGTTGAAGATGCAAGGTTAATTGTATCGTCTCCATTCAGTGGATCAACTTGGATTGTAAATAAAATTAATCCATATTTAACTGAGTTTTATATTGATGAAGATCAGGGCACAGCTGCTAATGTTTGCGCTCAATGTCCTAATGTTGCTATATATCATAATGGTGTGGATGCGCTTCCAAATATAGGAGATCAATTATTTTCTACATTTACTGGATTAGATGTATATGTTGGAGATGAATACCTTCATTTAATTGATGTAGTAGATACATGTGTATCAGCTATTTATTATATAACTGCAAGCTCGACTGGTGAAGTTCTATCAAAAGAAAGTTGCACATGCTCTGAATTTGCTGTTCCGTTTATTATTGCAGACCCAATCACAGCTAACACAAATACATCTGAAAGTGTAAGTATAGAGGTTATTAATAACCCAACGTCATGGGACTTACTTTCAAGCACGTTACCCAATCAAGCAACTTTTTCAAATGGAACTGTATACTTTGAGAACTGTCCTGCTGGTATTTACTCAATAACAATAAGGGCTACTAATTGCTTTGGCGTTAGCTCGTCAGCTATTATATCTGTCACTGTATCAGATCCAGGCAACATGAAGCCTTTCTTAATTGACGTTGAGCAATTTAAAGAGTCTGGTGCTGACGCTTGTTTAGTTATTCCAACATTTACCTTGATGTACTTTGATGGCGATGGGTATATACCAAACCTAGTAGATACTGTGTTCTATGACTCAGAAGGGTTACGTCCATTTATGGGAGGTAAAAAGTGGTATCAGATTAATGACTCTAATTATAGCGTACAGATTGATCAGGAGGGTACAATAATTGCAAAATCAACTTGTGCTGGTACAACTACAACTACTACAACAACTAGCACAACTACACTTCCTGCCGGTACATATTTTACAGCCACGTCTTGTGTTGATAATTCATTAACTGTTGTGTTAAGAAATTCATTAGGCACGCCTATAACTACTTCATTAGTAGTTAAGACTACAGATGGAAACTGCTGGAGAATAAATGGATCAACTACAGCAACGTTCCCATACTATAATGTCATCACACCTATTGTCACGTATGCCGACTGCACCGCATGTACTGGAACTACAACTACTACAACTACTAGTACAACCACTACGTCAACACCTGTAACTGGTTTTGATTTAGATGTTACTGGATTTACTACAGCTAGATCAGCTTGCACATCGACACCAACATATGTAACGCACTACCATACCGGAACATTGGCAGTAAACAGTTTTGTTTACACCAATGCAGGTGCCACTACGTTATTCGATGGCGCCTTCTTGTGGTATTTAGTTAGAAAGTCAGGTATTACTTATGCTTGTTTGATTGCTGATACAGGTCAGATATTAAGTCTATTAACTTGCTCAGGTGTTACAACGACGACGACTACAACTACTATCCCTACTTATTACTATAATGGTACCAAATGTGTAGGCGGTGCTGCTGTATTGATGAGGTATCAAGGATATGCGCCACTATCGCTTCCTAACTACGTGAAGGATAGCAATGGAGATTGCATTATGATTACAGCTACTGCATCACCTGGCGTTCAGAATGGTGACATATATTACACTTATGGAAGTTGCTCTGAGTGTGCTGCCACTACAACGACCACTACTACAACAACTACATCAACAACGACTACAACTACAACAACTACAACCACAACAACTAGAGCTCCATTAACAACGCTTACGTTGTCTTACTCTTCTTCACAATCAACAGTTTGTTCTGTTCTTGATATTGATAATTATTACGTCAATGGCGCCATAGGTGTGCCTGGAAACTCTATCTTTACAAATCTATTAGGCACAGATCCTGCGCCTGCTGGTTGGTATTTGAATTTAATTATTAATGTCGCATACGAATGGAATGGGTCTAACTGGACCGGTGCGACTAAAGCTTGCTAATGAAGACACTTAGGATGTTGTCAGCGCAACCTGCGCTTGACTACTACGCTTGGCAGATTGAGGTATGCATACATAACTTTGCATCCCTTGGTTATAAGAACATAGACATTGTAGCTGGGTATCAAGATGAGATACCAGAGTCGTGGAATAAGCTTTATCAGACTTACTCTGACATAGCTAGATTCTTCTTCTATAAAGACACTATGGGTGAATGCAACTACCCACCTGCCATTCAAGCGCACTTGCTTCAAAAACATTTCAAGAAGCATCCTGATCTAACAAACGATGCGTTCTTTTTCCATGACGCTGACTTTGTTTTTACCAAGTACATGGACTTTACTCCATATCTTCAGGACGATACATGGTACTTCTCAGACACTATATCATACATAGGCTACGACTATATCATGAGTAAGGGAGAAGAGGTTTTAGATGAAATGTGTAGTCAGGTTGGTATATCAAAAAAACTAATTGAGTTCAATAAGAATAATAGCGGAGGAGCTCAGAAGCTTATGAAGAATCTGACATCGCACTATTGGAGAAAAGTTGAGCAAGACAGCAAGGATTTATACAACCTATTGACCGAGATGCAGCACGTCCGAAAGGAAGGTGATCCGAACGGCATACAGGCCTGGACGGCAAGCATGTGGGCCGAGCTGTGGAACGCTTGGTTTTTTGGTCATCATGTCGAGGTGCCTAAAGAATTTGATTTTGCTTGGGCGACCTGCCCGTCTGATCGATGGGATGAGTTATACTTTTTCCATAATGCCGGTGTCGTTAATTCAACACAAGGCATGTTTCACAAGGCGTCATATATGGACAATATACCATTCGAAACAGACTTGCAGCTAGATCCAAACAGATGCTCATATAGGTACTATGAGATGATCAAGAGCATGAAAAGCTGCTTGGTCTAAAATTCGTAACTTTGTTATATGATTATAGATACGCTTACATTCTCTAACAAGGCCGAGGGCTGGACCTCTAGATGGTCCTATCGCCCAGAGTGGATGATTGGCCTTAATAGTACTTTCTATTCATTTAAAGGTGGGAATCTATATCAACATGATACCAATCAAACTAG